ATAAAGGATATTTGCAAAGAGTGAGCGTAAGCGAACGAATTGCTACGGTTTTAAATAATAAACGGAAAGAGGTGCGTTATGTTTACGAAACATGAACTCGTTACTATATACGAAGCACTTGACGAACCCCATCCGGGTACTCGCGCTAGATTTAAAGATGGCGCTGAGGTATACGTCCCTGAACTAAGCGCCAAAGTATTGCGCCTAATAAACGAAAAGGAGTCCGCTAATCATGACGATTAATATTCCGATCTCACCCGACTACCGCCTCACATCCGACGCACTCAACATTATCGTAAACGAACGCTATTTTACCGATCCAACCAAAGCGCCGAACTGGCCGAAGAAACTAGCCGAAAATCCTGACGCCGACCCGACGCCGGTCGAGCGCTGGCGAGAAGTTTCATACCACCCTACGATTGATCGCGCCATCTTGGACGTAATGAACCGGCGGATCAAAACGTCGGATGCGACGACTTTAGCCGAGATCGCGCAAATGGTACGGGAATTTCGCACGGAATTAGCGGCGGCACTGACGATCGAGGGCGCTAATACTACGGACAAATAAAACGGCTAGGAGGCGGTTAAATCGTGGCTAAAACGAAGGATCAAGAAATCGCAGAATTACGGCAGTCAATGGCGGAGCTTATTGCGGAGAATGAACGGATGATACGCGCCTTAAGACTAATCGAAGAAAAGTCGGATATCCCGATACGAGAAAACGTCGATGACGTGCCGGTAACGGTTCTATACGAAATTAACTTACACGCAGAGGAGGCGCTAAAATGAAGCCGGAAATCACTAAAGAGCAGGCGGAGGCTATAACGTACTTAAGAGGAATCGGTAGGGACGACGAATATATTTTGGAGAACCGTCGCTTATTTGTCAGATCTTGCGAGGTGCTAAACGATTTAAGTCTCGTTGCATTAGCGGCTGCACTAATCAACGGTTACGAAATCGAAAAGTCGCCGGAGCAAAAGGTGAGAGAATACTACGGCTTTAACCACGATGAACACCACAAAGTGCTGACAGCCAGTCCTCGCGGTCAATATACTTCGGGTGTTGCGGACGGAATTCGAAAAACGCTCGATCTACTCGGCATCAAAATCGAAGGAGTGAATGCGTAATGTACGATAAACCGGTATATATCGTAAAAGGTTCATATCGGGTCGGCGGAGACTTTACGTACTATACGACTGAAGAGGAATATAAACGACTGAAAGCGTTAGGTACTGAGCGTTTAATGAACCGCAACTTACTAACGATTGATACGGCTTGGAATGAATTTTACCGCAGTTGTCACGGAGAAGTTACGATTTCAACGCGCGGCCTATGCCGATTACAGCTCGAATATAATCCGGACGCCAAACGTAAGGAGGAACGGGATAATGCCCGAAATAAATAAACCCATCGAAAAATGGACGGCACGCGACTTCATCGTCTATCTACACGACCGCCACCTCGAAGTCTACGGCATTAAATACGTCGCCAATAATCGCGGCATGGAAGCGCGAAATCTAAAGACGATGATCAGCGAACATGGGTCGGCTATCGTACGGGACTTTATCGACGCGTGCTTTGCGGCTAAGAAACCGACGGCTCAATGGCCCGGCTGCAACTTCGGCTTTATGTTTTCGTATATGCGAGACCGGCACCTTCCGCCATTACTCGTAAAGCAAAAGACGGTTAAGCAGTCGGAAGAAGACGATCAAAGGGCGGCTGCGCAGTCGCAAATAAACTACGGGGAGATGTTTTAGTATGGCGCAACCTATTTATAAGACGGAGAAACGTAAGGCAGAAGTAGGCGAACGTATTTTGATTACGAATGCTGATTACGAGTTATCAGATTATCAAAACGGTGATGTATTTACGGTGAGCAACAGCGGTACTACTGGCGTAGAGTTGGATTGCGGGATGAGATTGCAGCACCACGAATACGTAGTCTTCGTCGGAGAACATGCGCCCGCACCGACCCTATACGAAATGAACTATGACGAATTAGTTGCGCTAGTAGAGGACGCAATGAAGGCGCTAAGAATACGGTCGTATAAGAACGGCTACGATCAAGGGCGTTTTGATGCGGAAATTAAGGTGGCGCATGGTACGTATGAGAAGCCCGATCAGCAGAAACGGGATGAGATCGTAGCGCAGGCTAAAGAAGACGTCGAGGATTTGGTCATAAAACACTTCTTCGTAACTAAGGCTGATTTTATCGTAAATGCCGCAAAAAGAACCGTTGTAGCTTTAAGGAAGTCGTTGATAGACAGCAGAATTATTCATAGAGGAATCGCGAAATGCTCCCCTAACGACTGCTTCAACGCACACATCGGTAAGGCTATTGCGTTAAGACGTGCGCTAGGACGCGAGGTGCCGTCGGAATACTTGAACGTACCACAGCCGACAGATGTTCGTGTAGGTGACGTTAACCGGGGAGTATACACAGGCGAAACTACGACGTATGAAGAAACGGTAGGAGAAATTGATGACGGTAAATATAAATATATCGGGGGAGGTTTCGATTATATAGAAGACACTGACCTCGTAATCATTGACGATTCGAGAGCGGGTGAGGGCGAATGATTTTCGACCATAAAACCATCGAACCGTATTTAGATTATACGGAAGGGACGTTACGGGTAGTCGAAGGTACTAATTGTGTCGTTTATATTTTCGTTGAGAAAATTAACGGAAAGGCTCACGTTCTCAACATCGTAGAAAACTAAACCGAAAGGAGGCGACTATGAATGACGAATGAATCACGATGCCTACTCGCAAGCAAATGTGCCCAAGCCGGCGGCGTTAATTGTACGAAACACTGCGAACTATACCTCGGCTTGCACGGCTTAGATGGCGGAGGCGGACGGTCGGGTGCGGCGGGCTTGCCGGAGGACTATCGCCTAGTGACGCTCAAGAATTCGCCGGCCCGCGACGACCAGCCCGGAGCTTACAAGGCGGCGGATGCTTATGCGGCTACTTTTGATCGCCAATTTGACGCCGAAGCCGAACGCCTTAAGTCGCTATATTTATACAGCGCGAAATCAGGCACCGGCAAAACGACGACGGCGGCGGCTTTACTCAACGCTTATTTAACCGCCCATTATATCGGCGCACTAAAACGTGGACTACAACCGCAGCAGCGACCGGCTTACTTTCTCGACGTCAATGCGTGGCAAAACGAATATAACGAGTTTAATAGGCCGCGTGTCCCGGACTCGATCGCAGAGCCGGCAGCCAAGCGTTATTATGCCGCGCTAGAAGCAGCAAAACGGGCGTCTTTCGCAGTGCTGGATGATATAGGCGTAAGAGACGTAACGGATGGATTTCGCGGGGATTTGCATACGATAATCAACTACCGCGTAACGAACCGTATGCCGACCGTTTATACGTCGAATATTAGACTGGCAGACTTACCGGCAGTATTCGGAGAGGCGAGGCTGGCGGATCGGATTGCCGACCAATGCCGGGAAGTAGTATTTGGCGGAGAATCGAAAAGGAGGCGTCTGTAAATGAGCGGATTATCACTAACGGAAATTCAGTACCTACGCGATCTACTCGTTGCCGATTCGTTAGCTAACGGAGAAGGAACGGCTAAGTTCGTCATTCTCGATAAGCTAGATGCGCTCGAATTTGCGGATCATGCGCCGGCCTATAAAACTGGCGATCTAGTGGCGGTCGAAGGCTATAAAGGACGGGTGTTCTATATCGATTGCGCTCGCTACATCGGGGAAACGTCGAAAGAGGCCGTCTTTAATTATATTGAATACGACTTATACGACGCGATTAACGGCGAGTGGCTAGATGCGTTCGAGTCTGATATGCGACTGATCGCAGATGCAGTTGTTGCGGAGGATTTCTTGGCGGACTTCAACCTCGAAGACTATCCGCCGGCTAGAAGTACCGTTTATCTAATAAACTACGAAACGGAGGCGGTTGATGTGGCGGCAAAAGAACAGCCGAAGACACCTAGACAACTTAGCGCAATCGAGGCGGAGAAGCGTAAACAGGAACGTAAGGATGCTGCGGCACAAACCGATAACTTACTCGATATTTACAACTGGAACAAAGCGCAGTTTGAAAAGACCGGTGACGAATCGTATAAGGCGAAAATGGACGCAACTAAGGCGCAATTGAAAGGCGTTGAACAGTCATGAAAATCGGACATCTAACATTTGGTACGCCGGAATATGTTCGTGTGACTAAGTTAGCTGAACGTGACGCATTCGAGAAAGACGCGACAGAAGCATGGGATAAGTGGGACTCAATGGTAGAAAATAGTCCGACGATTAGCGAGAAGGATTCGTTATACAAAATTCTCGAAGACATCGATAATTTAATATTTTAGAAAGGAGCTGAACGCCAATGAGTTTCGGAACTAGTCTTTTATCGAAAGTAATCGAAGCGAACGACCCGTCGGCTTTATTGCGCTATGGCCTAACGCGCAAGGATTTTCAAACGGATGGCGAGCGGGCAGCCTTCGAATATATCAGCACCTACGCGGAAAAGAACGGAAACCAAGCGCCGACGGCCGAAATGGTAGCGACTGAAGTGCCGACCTTCCAGCCGGAATTCAGCATCGATGCGACCTTCGAATACTTGGCGCAGAAGGCAAAGGAAGCCGCAGTGATGAACGATTTCGCTTCGAAATTTAACGATAAATATGGAGCGAATGGCGTCAAGACGGCAGACTCGGAATTTGTACAACGGTTCAATCGCGTCCAAGAAGGTGGAAGCCCGCAGGAATTTTTTGATTGGTTGACCGGTGTCGCAGAACAGAGTAAAATAAGAACAAGCGTTCGTAAAACAGTGGGAACAAACGTCGTAACAGACGTCGATAAGTTCCGATCTGAATACGAAAAACGCAAGGCTGGCGAGTCTTTCCGCATATGGAATAGCAAATTTCCGGCGCTTAATAAGGCGATCGGCGGCTACGTCAGTTCGAACATGTACGTTGTCTACGGAAAGTCTGGACGGGGTAAGTCGGCGATTACGCTCGAAGAAGTCATTCACTGCGCAATTCAAGGCGCAAATACGCTCATATGGTCGATGGAGATGGGATGGTTTGAAGTCCTCGTACGTATCTACGTTTCACTTTCCGGAGATCAAGGCGTCGCATTAACCGAAATTGACGGACAACAAATGGAAGCCGGATTTGATTCGAGGACAGTCCGCCAGGGTAAACTATCGGAAGAGTTCGAAGTGGCTTTTATGGATTTTATCGCGACTTTAAATACGATAATCGAGGGATCTATTACAGTACGTGCCGTTGACGACAAAGACTTCGATTCACGTTCGCTAAAAGACCTCAAAGCGGACATTGAGCAAACGAACGCAGACGTCGTTATGATCGATCCTTTTTATTACTTAGACTACGAATCCAACTCGAATAAGACGACGGGCGGCGCTGCTGCTGATACGTCAAAAAAGATGCGCCGATTAGCCGGCACAATGGACGTAGTAATTTTCGCAATCACACAAGCTGGGGAAGATGACGCGACAGAAGACGAGGACGGAAATCGTGAAATTAAACTACCGAAGCGTAAGGACGTCATGAAAACGTCAGCCTTACTGCAAGATGCAGCGGCATTGATTCCGGTGGATACGAACGCTCGAGAAGGCCGCGGATTAATTGGCGTAAATAAAGGCCGTGATGGAGGCGAGGATGAAGTCGTCGAAATCGTTTATTTACCGCAAGTTGGCCTAATTAAGCAAGTGGCAGCCGGAGAGACTGCGTTAGATGCTTTCGGATTCTAGAAAAATGGTTTTAAATGGAACTAATGCCACTAATTACACTATAAATATCTGAATATTTTCGACAAATTGCGACGGAAAAACACATAAGAATAGTGT